ATGGATATAAAACGACTTATTTTAAATAAGTTAGCCAAAAAAGGCGAAATAAAAACCGCTGATATTGTAAAAAGGACAGGTTTTTCACGCGCCTATGTCAACAGATTTATGCAGGAATTAAGGAATAAAGGTACCATTATTCTTATTGGAAAAGCAAACGCTGCCAGATATATTAAGTCCGGCGAAAAAAGTCGCGCTCTTGCAATGAAAAACATAAAAAGAATCCATAGGATCATGTATAACAAAAATCTTTCAGAAGATATTGTGTTGGACGGAATCAAAAAAGATACGGGTACCTTTATGGAAATTCCGGAAAACATTTCCGGGATCCTCAACTATGCTTTTCTTGAAATACTCAACAATGCTATCGAGCATTCCGGATCGGGAAAAATAGAGGTATTAATGCAAAGAGATGATGAGGGCATAGATTTTAACATAAACGACAAAGGTGTCGGCATTTTTAATAATATAATGCGAAAAAAAAGGCTTCAAAACGAAACGGAAGCCATTCAAGATCTTTTAAAAGGAAAACAGACTACCGATCCCGAGTCCCACAGCGGGGAAGGTATTTTTTTTACCTCAAAAGCTGCAGATATTTTCATAATTAAAAGCTCGTTTAAAAAAATAATCTTCGATAATATCATTGAAGATATTTTTATAAAAGATATAAAAAGAACAAAAGGAACAAAGGTTTTTTTTCGCGTAAATATGTTATCCAAGAAAAAAATCGAGAATATATTCAAACAGTATACCGATGAATCATTCGAATTCAGCAAGACCTATGTAACAGTAAAATTATATAAACTTGGATCCGAATATATATCCCGGTCCCAGGCGAGGAGAATATTGACAGGACTCGATAAATTTAAAACAATTGTGTTCGATTTTAATAATGTTAAAACAGCCGGACAGGCCTTTGCGGACGAAGTATTCCGTGTGTGGAAAAGGCGCTATCCGGGCATAGAAATAATCGCGAAAAATGCCAACGAGAACGTCGATTTCATGATCAAGCGGGCGCTTGCAAATAAAGAATAATAGTTAATTTAAGGTCCTTCGCCCCGAAAATTCGGGGCTCAGGATCAGATTTTCATTACTTCGGTGGCTACAACCCTCCCGGATGGTCGGGTTGTTTAACGCTACCTCAGTATGAAACTTTTTTAAGGCAAAAGTTTCAAAGGCGAAAATTTGGAGAGGTCGCATAGCGGTCTAGTGCACCTGCTTGGAGAGCAGGAGTAGCCTTACGGCTACCCAGGGTTCGAATCCCTGCCTCTCCGCCATTGTGGACGCTCAGGAGAACCCTGTCCTGTACTGTTATCAGTACCGGGCAGGGTTTTCTTTTTTTCTGGGTCTATTTGGCAGGCAATTTCTTCAAAGGGTTCTCCCACATACATCCGCATTATTACGTGGTCGTCGTGGACGTCTATGGCTTTGATCAGGGCTCTTAGCAGGTTATTTTGAGCCTCAGGCGGGGCCTCGTCCAGATGCTCCATGGCAAATCTAAGATTTGAATACAAATATTGACTGGAATGCATCGATATATCAGTGACTCGTCTATGTGCCTCAACCTTAGACAATTTATCTTCCAATATGGTGAGTTCTTTTTCAAAAGCGTCCATCTTTTCAGAGTAGGTAACGCCTTTTGTGATCGTCTTTTCAATGGCAAGGTTTAATAGTTTTTCTGCGGATGCTTTGGCTTTGGCAAGTTTCTTTTGCAATATCCGGATTTCCTTATCATAGACTTCCAGTTTGGTCGTATTATCTTTAATCGCATTCCCCATCGCTTTCACGATAATTTCCTGGTCTTTTGATGCCCGCCTAAAGAAAGCAATTACCGCTTCATCAAATGCCGTAGCGGATATCCGCTTGGTATCACACCCGAGCTTTTGTCTCGCCCGACTGCACTCATAGTAATAAAAAGTTTTTCCGGTATGGCTATGAGCTATAGTCGAGACAAAGAAACTCCCGCATTTCCCACACTTTAATATTCCCTTTAGTCGATTACTGTAGTCTTTAGGTACTTTTATGAATCTGTGTCCGGGAAGGTTTGCTGAGATTACCCGGTTAGCTTTTTTCCATAGGTCTTCATCAACGATTCCGGTGTGGTTGCCTTTGTTTATCTCGCCGGAATAAGAAATCATGCCTTTATAGAAGGTATTTTTGATAATTTTGGCAATTGTTTGTTTTCGCCAGACCATGCTTTTAGATGTCGGGACTTTATTCTGTATGAGTATATGGCCTATTTCACTTAAGGTCTTATTTTTAGCGGCCAGTTCAAAGATGAGTTTAATGCTTTGTGCGATTGTCTTATCAATTTCAATCCGGTGCGGTTGTCTACCGTTGGGAAGAGGATCGCCGTTTTTGACTAGTTTATATCCGTAAGGGGGATTACCTGCAACCCATTTGCCTTGTCTTGCCCGGGCAATTGCCGATGCCTTGACACGCTCTCCGGTGAGTTCACGTTCAAAAGCAGATAACAACCCGATGATGCCAATAACCACACGCCCTATGGCGGTTGAGCTGTCCAGATTTTCACGCACAGATAAGAAGTTAACCTCGTGTTCCTTAAACAGGTCAATCATAGCGTAGAGGTCACGAGGATTTCTTGTCAGGCGATCAAGTCTAAAAAATATGATACCATCGAATGACTTTTTTGATCGGATGTCTTTCAGAATCGACTGAATACCCGGTCGGTTTAAATCCTTCCCCGAATATCCATCCTCATTCACAATCCCTTTGTTCCCGAAATTAGCAATTTCATAACCGAACGCATCAAGCATGTTCTTGCAGTGGTGAGCCTGGGCATCAAGGGTTGTGAAGTCGCCCTGGGCCTGATCGTCAGTTGAGCATCTGGTGTAAATAATGAATCGTTTTCTATCTTTGTTTTCAGCGGGTACTATCATAGTATTATTGGCTCTCCTTTCACAACAACCCCTATAACAATTCATTGGACAAGTCAAGCGATATTAAGCCCGCCAGCTTTTAGGCGGGCTTAATTGTATATTCCGGTTTTTTTGAATTTATGTCGGTTTTTTCCGACACTTTTTTCATATTTCCGGAATATACGCTTGGGGGTGAATGCCAATGGGCAAGCCATTAGTGAGTCAATTTCAAAAACGCTTTGGAGACCGAATCTCTGCGGTTTATACCGATCGACCACGCAACCTAACCGAGCAAAGAACGCGGGGTGAGGTGCTGGTAAAAGCCATTACGCAGGTGATTGCTGGAATCATTCGGCGTGAACCGACACAGGATGAGTTACTCGGTCTTACCGATTTATCTAAAGCTAAACCTCGTCAGAAAACTTAAATCACGGAGCCCTCCGTGATTTACTCCTACTGTTTAAAAAAGTATTCTTATCAGGGGCTTGCTTGAGACACCACCAAAAAAAGAGGAGGTGTCTCATGATGAGTCCAAGGTACGAAAGTCTATTTGAAGACTGGGAAATTGGAGTAGCAAAAAATGTAATTGAGCGGTTCAGAAAGCAGTGGAAATGCTTAGAGTTGGAAGGTTTCGACGATCTTCTTCAGGAATGCCTAACCTACTGGCACTTTTCAAAAGATGATTACGATCCTTCCGCAGGGGCAAATATACGAACGTTTATGTCCCGGGTTCTGGAGCATAAGCTCCAGCGATTAGTTGCAAAACTTACCGCACATAAGCGCAAAGTATCGAGTAATTGTGTGTCATTAAACGAGTCGATTTCGGATGAAGAGGACTCGCCCACCTATTTAGATCAGCTCCCAGAAAACGCAGGCCATATCTCAAATCTGCATATCAGCTCGGACCTCAAAATCGATCTTTCCAAAAGCATCCAAAAACTAACCCCGAAACAACAGGAGCTATGCCGCCTTTTAGGCGAAGAGGGCTTAAACATTAAGGAGGCAAGTGAAGCGCTTAAGATTCCTCGGGGAACTCTCTACGAAGACATTAAGCGTATTAAAGCCATATTCCAGCAGGAGAAACTTAACGAGTATCTCGATTGAAAAAAAATTCCGACACTTTCGGGAACTTTCCGGAATATACGCCTTGAGGAGGAGAAGTAGATGCAAGTTTGCAGGTTCAAGCTCAATAAAAAATTACACCGTGAACAGGTAGAGGAAAAAATTGCCTTTGCGGTTATTTCCGCTGAATGCACATTTGGCCAGGCAAAGGTCAGGCTCAATGCGGCCTACGTTGCGGCAGACAACAAGGTTGTTATTGATGTCTCAAGTCCGGTTGGTGAACATATTGCAGAGGTTTTTACCGGGCTTCTTATCAAAGAGTATGGAGAGCAGTCATTCACGGTAGAAAGGGTAAGAGATGAAGGTCACTCGAGGACTAAAGAAACTCTATAAGCGGCTCAGCTGGTATAACCGCATGAGGCTCTTAGAGGCGAATTGCAAAAAGAGCAAGCGCAGGAGGGTGAACAATGAGCAATAAAAAGAAAGAGTTATTAACATGGTGCAGGCAGAAGGGAACTTTCTCAAAGGCAGACGTGATAGCTTATGGAACCAAGAATTACTATTTGCGGGCCGACAGAACGGTTAGGGATTTTGTTCAAGAAGGCAAGCTTCGTAAGCTAGATAAGAATGAGTGCATCCTACGGAATTTGAAAGGCAACATGGCCTGGTATGAGTTTGTGAAGGCGCAATGAGAAACTATGGCAAGAATAAGATACTTAAAACCGGATTTTTTTAAAGATGAAGATATAAAAGAATTGTCCTTTGAGGCAAGGTTATTTTATCAGGGCTTATGGATTCAGGCTGATCGAGAGGGGCGCGGTGAAGACAGACCGGAGCGGCTTAAGATAGAAATCATGCCCTATGATGAGGTCAATGCCGAAGAAATAATGCGGCTCTTGGCTCATCACAAGAAGAACGGTAAAAGACCGTTTATAGTCCGTTATGAAATCGACGGCGAGAAATATTATCAGATAATCAACTGGCAAAAACATCAAAAACCCCACAAGACAGAGCGGGACAGTGATATCCCACCCCCACCTAAAGAGCTTTTAACCGTTAAGCAACCGTTAAATAACCGTTACGCTACGAATATCTCAGTTGGGAATGGGGATGGGGATGGGAAAGAGAATGGGAAAGAGATAGTTAGTAAACAGGCTTCGCCAGCTTCCGCTGTTTCTGAAAAGACTCAAAAACTCTTAGATTCTGTTTATAAGCAGGGATTCAATATCTACCAGCTTATTAATAAATTCAAGAAAGACGCTAAATGGCACAAGAAGGAGAATATACCGGATGAGGTTTTGATCAAGATCTGCCAGCAGTATCAGAAGGACAAGGGCAGGATTAGCCAGCCTTACCCCTGGTTTATCAAAGTGCTTAAGATGGAAAGCTCGGCTTATTTTGCTCGGGCGAATGTCGAGCAGAGTAATAAATTCAAGAAGGAAGGCATCGGCAAGATGGCGGATATATTGAGACAGATGGCAGGACAGAACAAATAATGGGTCCTTCCGGAGGGGGCTTGGGCCGAGGGTCAGGTGAGGCGCACTTGGTCAGTGATTTTGGGTTGAAAATTCGATGTCAGGGTCAATTAGGTTGGACAGCTAAGAAAAAGGGCAACCTTGGGGCAACCTGCTCGAAACACGAGGTAAATCAAGGGATTACGGAGTTTTTACTTATGGTCAAAAGGAGGCTAAAATGGCAAAAATCAATGTAAAACCTGACATTTGTGATGTCAAAATGTCAGTAATCAAACCGGCTCCCTACAATCCAAGAGAGATCACAGATGCGGCTCTTGCGGGTCTTAGACAGTCGCTTGAAAAGTTCGGGCTGGTGGATCTATTGGTAGTCAATAAACGCAATATGAGGATTATCTCGGGGCATCAGAGGTATAAGATTTTACAGCAGGAGGGCGTTGAGAACGTCACCGCGATCATGGTTGATCTTGACGAGGTGTCCGAAATGGCCATGAACCTTACTCTCAACTCTCAGCAGATCGTGGGATCGTGGACAGAGGCTATTATTCCCCTTTTGGAGAAGCTTCGCACTGAAGCCGCGGACGACTATGTGGCGCTTCGCATGAAGGAGCTAAGGGATGAAGTTGCGGAGTTTGAGACTGAAAACACAGGTGTGGGCAAAACACTGCCTGATGACATTCCGGAGCCGCCGGAAAAGCCTATCACTAAAAAAGGCGATCTGTGGATACTGGGAGAGCACCGGCTTTTGTGCGGCGATTCTACCAAAGATCAAGATGTCGCAAGGCTTATGGCTGGTCATAAGGCAAGTCTGTTTGCCACGGATCCGCCCTATTGCGTTGACTATACCGGAGCCGACAGACCGACTGGCGGAAAAGACTGGTCTGAGGTGTATCACGAAGTCGACATCCCAGACGCAAAAGAATTTATAAAATCATTTTATAAAGTGGGGTTAAAGCACATAAAAGACAACTCAGCCCTGTATTTGTGGCATGCTTCAAAGCGTAAAGCAATGATTGAAGAGGTCTGCGATGAGTTAAAACTGCTTATTCATCAGCAGATTATTTGGGTGAAGCCCTGCGCTATTCTCACCTATTCGTTTTATTCGTGGCGGCACGAGCCGTGTCTTCTTATGTGGGTGCGCGGAAACAAACCGCCGTATAAACCTAAAAACAAATCAATCGGAAGTGTCTGGACTATTGATTTGATCAGGTCAGGCGATCCCACAAAGCCTGAATACTACACGGACCTTTGGGAGCTGGATTGGGAAGGTAAAAAAAGAAACACCGGAATCAACCACCCAACGGTTAAGCCTACAGAGGTGTTTGCCATTCCTATGAGGGTACATACTTCGTCCGGTGAGATCTGCTATGAGCCGTTTTGCGGTTCAGGTTCGCAGATTATTGCTGGGGAGCGTCTCAACAGACGCGTTTTTGCAATGGAGATTGAGCCTGTATTCTGCGATGTCTCAGTTAGACGTTGGGAAGAGTTTTCAGGCAAGAAGGCTGTATTGGAGGAACCTAAGTGACGGAACAGAATCAGAATTTAGCGGAGATTGCCCGCAAGAAACGATACCTGCATTTAATCGAAAAACTGCACAGCGGTACCGCTCTGTCTAAACAGGAAATAAAAGAACTTGAAGATTTTGAAGCCGAACCGCTTGGAGACGCCATTGTGAAGACCATTGAGGAAGTTGCCAAGATCATGGAAGTTAATTGGCGCACGGTCTACAGATGGAAGCGCGACGGTATGCCTGTTACAAAAGACGGATTTTACGATTTGGAAGAAATCAAAAAATGGTATGACGGAAAAGCCGCTAACGCTGATGAAGAAATCGAAGGCAAGATTTATTGGGAGACCAAGCTCAGGAAATATAAAGCGTCTTTGCTTGAGCTGGAACTTAAAAGAGTCACCGGAGAGCTTTTGCCGCGGGACGAAGTTGAAAAAGGAAGAATTGCGAGGATCATTGCGGTTAAGCGAACCTTTCTTGCCCTGCCGACAAGGCTGGCTCCGGTTTTGGCCATGAAAGAACCGCGCGAGATTGAAGTCGAGCTGTACGAAGCGATCAGTGAAATTATAGACGAATTTGCGGGAGTAAGAAATGATCACAAAAAAACAAGACAGAAAGATTTGGACGCCGGAGGAAAAACAGGCGTGGAAACGTCCGGAAAAGATAACAGTAAGCCAGTGGGCTGATCGTTTTCGTTATCTTAATCCGATTACGTCGGCCGAACCGGGTCGATGGAAAACTTCGAGGACGCCTTATCTTAAAGGCATTATGGACGCATTCACTGATCCTTTTATTGAAGAAGTAACGGTTATGGCCGCTTCTCAAGTCGGCAAGACCGAGGCTATGTTCAATATGCTGGGGTTTATTATCGATCAAGATCCGGGCCCGACGCTTGTGGTTCTGCCGCGTGAGAGTGACGCGAGAAGCGTTTCCTGCAACCGGGTACTGCCTATGATTGAAGGCTCTTATTCTCTATGCAAGCATTTACCAAGACTTTCTGATGATATAACAAGACTCGAATACCACCTAGACAGAATGATTCTATATTTTGCTGGATCGAATTCGCCAGCCGATCTTGCGTCCCGGCCTATTCGCTATCTCTTCTTGGATGAGATTGACAAATACCCTAAGTTCTCGGGCCGCGAAGCCGACCCGATCAAGCTGGCCAGCGAGCGGCAAAAGACGTTCTGGAACAAGAAGACTATTAAAGTATCCACGCCTACCACAAGGGACGGATATGTCTTCAGAGAATACGAAAAGTCGGACCGAAGCCGCTATTATGTGCCATGTCCGTACTGCGGCAAACATCAAGTTCTCTTGTTCGGCCAGATCAAATGGCCTAAAAAAGAAAAATCCACCGAACGCATTAAAAACGAACGTCTTGCGTGGTATGAATGCTGTCACTGTAATAAACGCATAAAAGATTATCAGAAAAACAAAATACTGCTTAAGGGCAAGTGGGTTCCGGAAGACGCCGAGATTGACGACGATGGAAGCGTTTCGGCGAACATCGTTAAAAGTAAACACCGGGGATTTTCGATTAACTCCCTCTATTCCCCTTGGCTTACTTGGAGCGATATCGCCGCGGAGTTCTTAAAGTCAAAAGATTATATCGAGCTGTTGATGAACTTTGTCAATTCGTGGCTTGCCGAAGTCTGGGAAGAAAAAATTGAAGAAACCACGGTTGATAAAATAAAATCCCTGTCCAGAGATTATGATCAAGGCGTCGTGCCTGATGATGTGATCGTTTTGACCGCTGGCGTTGATGTTCAAAAAGACCATTTTTATTATGTGATTCGCGGTTGGGGGTATTACGAGGAATCGTGGCTTATCCGCGCGGACCGCGTCGAGTATTGGGAAGATATTGTGGACGTTCTTTTCAAAACAGAATACAAAAGATTATCCAGCGGCGAAACTCTGCCGGTATACATGAGCTGTATCGATTCGGGATACCGCACGGACGAGGTGTATAGCTTCTGCCGTCAGTGGGCGGATAAAACAAAAGCCATTAAAGGACAGGAAGAAATCACCGGCGGCCGCTTCTATCGGGCCTCGAAGATTGACATCAATTCAAGAACTGGAAGCGTTATCCGGGGCGGTTTGGTTTTGTGGAACTTAAACGTCAGTCAGTACAAAGACAAAATCAATCGTTTGGTGACTACGCGGGATCCTTGTAAATGGCATATTTTTCAAAATCACACCGAAGAATATTTAACGCAGTTTACTTCGGAGCATAAAGTTTTGGTGCGCAATAGAAACACCGGCCGCGCCAAGGAGGTTTGGAAAAAGAAAAAAGACGCGATAGCGAATCACTATCTTGACGCCGAGGTTTACGCTGTGGCCGCGGCGGATATTATCAGGGCCTTGAACATCAGAAAAGACGATGCAGTCAAAGTGCATCAGCGAATAATCAATCAAGACAACTCCCGCAAAGACTGGATTAAAAAACGCGACGGAAGCTGGCTTTAATATGAGTAAATGGCTTGAGAAAAAAAGCAATTGGTTAAAAAATGACGCTGACAATATTAAAAAACAACCAGATGACGATTCAACAGGCGGCGAAGCGTACGGCGTTACTTTTATTCCTCTTCGCTGTCCTCGTTGCCACAGCAAAAAGGTCAGGTGCTACGCCCATCGTCTTCCGGCGAGATATCACTATTGCAGAAAATGCGGCTATCGTTTTAAGTCGATTGAGAAAGATTACGAAGAATGACGTGTACAAATATGTTGTACCGACTATTTGAAAGTAAGTATTATTTTGAGTAATATAAGGTTATAGCGCAAGAGGTCTGATCAACCTTAAAAAGCGCTCCCAATAAATAATAAAAGCTCGTTCTGGTGCACCAGCTGGAACGGGCTTTTTTATTGGGAAAAAAAGGAGTTTTTCGTGGCGCCCACAAAACAAGAGATGCTTGACAATCTCGATACCGCTATAAACACGAAAATGACTGGTGGAGCGGTTCAGTCGTATTCAATCGGCGGCAGGAATATTCAGTATATAAGTTTAAGCGAACTTTTAAAACTGCGCGATCAACTACGTAGAGAAATTACGGCGGGTAAAGACACGACCACGTACGCGAAATTCGATAATCCGAAATGAAAACTAAATTGTCAGAAAAATTTTCCAACGGCATAGATAATGTCGTTTCTTTCTTCTCCCCTCGAGCTGGGTTTAAACGAAGAATGTACCGTGAGGCAATCAACATCTCGCAGAAGTTCGGCGCCTACAAAGGAGCGAGACGCGACCGTATGCATTCGTCATGGTTGCCCCGCGGCGGATCAGCGGACGAAGCTCTGCTTCCCGAACTTGCCGAAATGCGCGAACGCTCTCGTGATTTAAACCGCAACGACGCGCACGCTTCCGGCATTACTTCAACTATGACCACCAATGTCATCGGCACCGGCATCAGGCCGCAGTCAAGAGTCGACAAAGAGGTTCTTGGCATAAGCAACAAGTCAGCGGCCAACTTTCAAAAGAAAACCGAGCGAGCTTGGAAAAGATGGCTCCCTTATTCTGATGCTGGTGAGCGTATGGACTTCTACGAGATTCAGCAGTTGGTTGACCGCCAGATTTTAGAAAACGGCGAAGCGATTATCGTTCCTCTTATGCTTAAGGACAGCGACAGGCCTTACTCTTTAGCTCTTCAGGTTATAGAGTCGGATAGATTAGAGACGCCGCCTGACAAACGAAGCGATAAGTCTATACGAAGCGGAGTTAAGATTGGCGAAAATGGCGAACCGGTCTCCTATTTTATTCAAAAGACCCACCCGGGAGATTTCAGGTACTCCAAAAGGGAAAAAAAGTTTATGGAGATACCGGCAAAGAACGAATACGGCCGAAGAAACGTCTTTCATCTTTACCACGTGTTAAGAAGCGGCCAGACACGCGGTGTGCCTTTCTTTGCCCCTGTTCTGACCTACTTTAAAGATTTAGCCGAGTACGCCGAGGCAGAGCTTGTTGCCGCACGTATTGCGGCCTGCTTTTCTCTTTTTATAACCTCTGAGGCCTCGATGGATGTCGCAGTTAATTCTGCATATGAGAAGAATGCATCCGGGCAAATAATCGAGTCGTTAGAGCCGGGGATGATCAAACACTTAATGCCGGGCGAATCGATTACCTCGTTTAATCCTCAACGTCCGGGAGCGACATTCGAGCCGTTTGTGGAACGAATTTTAAGAGCTATTTCAGCGGCCTTGGGCCTG